AGCCACCGCGTCCCTGACCTCATGGAAATCCAAGAGTACGTTTTGCTCTCCCTCTACAATGGCCACGTTGTTCCACGCCGCGCCCTCGATTATGTAGAGATGAAATACCAACACTACAACAAGAAGACCGAGAACTATATCGACCTCGACAAAGACCTGTTTGTATTCAATGTATTCAAAACGGCACAGAAGAATGGAGAGGACTTTAAAGGGACCCAGATGCTGGAAATCCCCCCAAGCTTGAAGAAGATATTACTCAAATGGATTGCCGTCATCCCTCGCGAAGTGGATACGCTATTATTCAATAGCAACCTAGAACCATTGAGTGCTGTATCTCTTAACCAGAGACTCAACAAAATATTTGGTGGGGCCAAATCGGTAAATAGTTTGAGACATTTCTACTTGACGAGCATGTACAAAGAGCTCATGGCGGAGACCGAGAAGATGGAACGAGACATGATTTCGATGGGGTCCGGAATTGCCCAGGCCAAAACCTATATCAAAATCCACGACAAGGAATAGAGGCTGAAAAATTGAAATCTTTTATCTCTCCAAATTGAAGACATAAATTGTATACCCCAACCCTGATAAAATATATATAACAAACTACGACCCCCAACAAAATGAACGCTTGGATGCTATTTTACAAAGGAACCTCCCTCTCATTCCCATATGAGGCGCAGACCAGGTTCATTGCTATGTGGGAATCGACGATTATCGACGGCCTTCGCGCTGGTGTTAGCATTGAACAACAAAAAAAGGAGTGTAAAGAAGACCTCGACGAAATGGAGAAATGGATATGCGATATGATGGGGAGAAGGCGAGTAGGATATACCAATGAGGACATAGCAAAAAAAATTGGAGAAGAAGATTACAGAAAACTCCTCTTTAAATGGGGTCTTAATGTTGTATGTGGGTTAAAGTTGAAGGTCATCGTGAGTGATGATAAAAACGGTCATCTGTTTGTGTGTGAAAAATAAATCAAAAAACCCTCTGCCTCTATGATATAATGAACAACAACTTGATATCTCGAATCATCTATCCCAACCTCACCCTTGAAAGCATCATCCTCGACTTCTATCAACTGGCCTTATTTAGAGGAGATATGAAATACAAATGCCGCGTGGGCTCTGACTTCGTTAATTTTTTTACACACCCCGAGCGCCTCAACACCATCGGCAAATCTGGTCTCTCTTTCATCGACTTCTTGAACAACAAAGACAACTGTTTGGAGAAGGCCTACGTCCAGAAGATGCTTATGTGGTATAATGAAGTCGAGCCATGGCGCAACGAGACCTGGGTTATGTATCGCATCTTCAACCTCTACTTTGGGTCCATCAACATTTTTCAGCCTCATATTGCGATGTCGATGTATCAGCGCTTCAAACCCACTTGTGTTATCTCACCTTGCGCCGGCTGGGGCGGGCTTCTTGTCGCCGCTTGCGCGGCGGAGGTCCCCCGCTGGGTTGGGTGCGACACCAATCATTCATTGAAGAATCCATATTTAAAAATGGTATCCGTCCTACATAATCACAGCAAAACCGAAATCGATATGAACTTTGTGAGCTGTTTGGAGTTTGACTATTCCTCTATTGAATACGATATGGTCTTGTATAATCCGCCGTATTACAACATAGAAATGTATAGTGGACAATATATACGAACCCGCGATGAATGGAACCGCTTTTATCAAATCCTCTGTGAGGTTTCGTGGCGTCACTTATCGAAAGGTGGCTGGTATCTGGTGGCCGTATCCAATGAAATATCCGATGTATACACCGCGACCATTGGTCGCAACCCAGACCTCATTTTGCCCCTGCCAAATCAAAAACGCTCCATCTACCATAAGTACGCCGAATGTGTGTTTGGGTGGAATAAATAGTGGCAATATATATAATGGTTGCTAGCTACAAGATGAAGTTTAACAAAAAATACGGCTTCCAAAAGGACACCGCGCATTCATTGTCCGATATTGCCCGCATCACTGGGTATAAATTGTCTGGTTTGAAAGTAATATTTGACAAGGGTGTAGGAGCTTATAAAACAAATCCAGCCTCTGTGAGACCCACCGTGCGAAGCCCCGAGCAATGGGCGCAGGCACGAGTCTATTCGGCGGTGATGGGTGGGGCTGCCGCGCGCATTGATGCATCTCACCTAATTAAATAATAAAGACACAGTATATAATAATAAAATGCCATCGAGCCGCCAAGAGACCAGAAACAAGTGGATAACCTTCAACTACTTCGATTTACTTAAAAAGGTATTGAAACCCCAGCCGCCCATTTTGGGGTCCAAACCCGATGGCTACAAATCCTCCCAATCTTCCTCGGCCAGGATTATTTAGGAAAAACAACCAAAACCATTTAAAAGTGTAGTTGTAATATATATTAACTCAAATGGTTTGGACTCTGGAAGACAGACGCGAATACGCTCGACAATATCGTAAGGCCAACTTGGCATATTATGCTGAGAGGTCGCGCGAATATAATAAACTACACCCGCGCAAACGGGATAGCACGGACCGGCTTCCGATATTAAAAAGCAACTACTTGTACAAAATCTCGATTTCATATGAACGGGCCGTGAAGGACCTTTTTAATATGAAAGTCTAATTGATTTAGGAGAAAAAGTTATTTATGAGAGAAAAGGATTTAGAAATAATGTCTATACATTATTTATACAAGCCCCCAATGACAACTCCTTCCGCTACAAAATTCTCATTTGCTCTTGATCGCTCTTATTATCAAAAGTCCATCTTTTGTGGTATCAATACTTTCGAAGTCGTTAATCCCGAATTGTGTAACGGATTCATTGCCAATAAAATGGGAATCAAGTTTCACAAAACCGGAAAGTTCAAATCAATGCCCTACAAAAATGAGCACGAATTGCTTCTCAATTATCAACAAAATTACATTCCAGGAACTGATAAAATCAATATTAAATACATTATGGCTCGCCATCGATGGGGTCGTGTTCAGCCCGTTGGTTCATTGTCATTAAGTTTATTTCATCGCCCTACCAGACATACATTGTGCGTTGATAATTATATTGATTTTGATATGGTGAACTGTCAACCAGCAGTTATTAATCAGGTTTGTATGCAGCATAATATTATTAATACGCAATGTATGGCTTATTGTCAAGACCCTAAAAAATGGAGATACACTGTCGCAGAACATCACTATTTGAGACCCATTTTAAACGCGGATACGGGGGTTGTTGTATCTCCATATGAGCAGGCAAAGAAACTGTTCATTTCATTGGCATTTGGAGGGTCGTATGCTGAATGGCGAAAGACCTTTAATGCTGAGGGAGACGACATCGGCGAAGTTGTCGCAATGGAAAAGGAGCTGTTGAATGTGATGGATTTGATTTATAGTAAGAATGTCGACATGATTGATGATGTCTCAAACGATGTATGGCTGAAAAAAAACAAGCAAGCTAGGAAACGTTCTATAATGGGATTGTGGGCGCAGTCTGTTGAGCGGTTGATACAAGAATCATGCATTTCAAAAATATGCGCTGATTTTGGATTTAAATTGGATTCTATTGTTCCGTGTCAAGACGGATTTATGATTTTGAACGATGAGCTAAAAAATGCGGATATACTCTCCACAATGGAGGCTCACATTTTTAACACATTCGGGTTTAATATTAAATGGGAAGTTAAACCATTTGACGAGCAATTGCCTTGCGGCATTCCACGAGTTCCTCTGATAGCTCCCATAGTTCCAGAAATCGTAGCTCCCAAAATAAATAACGAGTATTCATTTGAAGCCATCGCAGCGGCATTTGAAAAGACCCATTGTAAAATTACCAATATCGCATCGTTTGTAAAAACACAGGATAATGGAGACATCATTATGACAAAAGCGAATCTGACAACAGCTTATGAACACATGACATATGAAGCCGTTGTGAAAGGTGAAATTGTGAAATTGAACTTTATTTCCAAGTGGCTACATAACAATCCAAGTATTCGACTTTACCGCGAGATTCAAATTGTGCCGCCCGATTTGAAGGTTCCAGATGGTGTTTATAATGCGTGGAGAAACTTCAAAATGACATCAATAAAAACATATGTTGAAAAGCCATCTGCCATTAAGTTGATTTGTAATCATATTAAAATCCTGTGTGGTCACGACATATATTGTTATGAATATTTCATCAAATGGATTGCCTGCCTTATTCAATTTCCATCCATCAAGCTGTCGATGCCCGTTTTCGTATCAAGAGAAGGAGGCGGCAAGGGTTCGCTATTGCGATTTTTTGTTGCCGTCTTGGGGGCATCGAAAATATTACAAACGCAAGAGCCAAGCAAGGAAGTGTGGGGCGAGTTCAATTCATTGATGTTGAATGCATATTTGGTGTGCCTTGATGAAATCTCAAAAAAAGAGATGGCTGGCTGTGAAGGGAAAATCAAGGGGCTGCTCAGTGAACCAACCATTCGTATTAATGACAAAGGCAAGTCGCGATTCGAGGTGCCATCTTACCATAAGTTCATCGCGTTTTCAAACCCAGACGCATACGGGAACGAGCCAATGACAACAACGGACGGCGACAGGCGAAAGTGGTTTGTACAATGCAGTGACGAGTTAGTTCAAAATAAGCCGTATTTTGACGCATTTTATGCTACCCTAGATGATGCTGACTCGATGAAAACAGTTTTTGAGTATTTTAATACTATGCCCGATGCCAAGGCCGTGTTAGCTATGAAATTACCCGTTACAGAATATAACCGCAATCTGAAAGAAATGGCTGTGCCGCCGTTGAAACTATTTATGACTGATTTCATGAAGACCAATGGTAAAAAAGTCATTACCACAGCAGAGTTGTTTGCGCTATTTAAAGAATGGACCGCTGAGACGGGTATTCTATATGAGTGCAATAGTTTGCAGTTTGCGTGCCGCTTGGCAAACTTGAATATTGCTGGTATGGAAAAATCTGATGGTATAGGAAATATGCGTTTAAAAGGCTGGACTTTTGATATCCAGAAATGCAGGGAAGCATTGGGGATACAAGGATGCCAGATTATGTTATAAAGGTCCTGATGACGACCACCCGCTCGAATTGCCAACCCGCTCATCAACCCGCTCTTTTTTTTTTGGCTTATCTTTGCTGTGTTTCCTTACTGGTTGTGCGTTGTTCTTATTATTTTTTAAAAAAAAATAATAATAAAAGAGCGGGTTGAGCGGGTGAGCGACCAATATCGCCCCTTCTTATAAAATAAAAAAAACATTTTCAGTTTTTGGGGAAATCCCACAATTGCAAAATACAAACACACAATTCTATACCGAGTCAAAACACGGGTCGAACCCGCCCACCCTGCCCAACCCGCACAATTCAAAATAACTGTTTTTTATTTTTTCATTTTTAAATGACACTGATAACAACGCGGATAGCCCTTCTGTTTCTGGATTTCACAGCGCTCACAAGTCGACGTCTTTTTCTTGGCAGGAATATGGGGAGGATTATGTATCCAGACCGCCCTTGCGTATGAATACAGTCGTTTATTTTCCGCCGAAGAAGAATATTTTATAGTATGAATATAATCGACATCTTTGATAACCTGATTGAACACAATTTGATGATAAGGTCCGCCTTCATTATTATAGGGTTTTTCGTGCCATTTATTGTACGCGTTAATAATATCAGCCTCCTGTTCATTCCAGTTGAAATAATTCATACAACTGCTTCCAATTGGGAATAAGGTTTTTTCAGTATGCCAATTTTTGATAGAATAAACATAACGGCAATTTTCTTGGCCACAAATACATGACACAGAATGTACAACTTGAAAATAATTAACATACCACTCTCCTGCTGCCACTTCGAAAATATCACTAACACTGTGTGCCATAATTGCCTCCTTCAATAGAGGTTTCATACAATCACAATTTTTCATTTTTTTGCCTATATAATGTAATTAAATATTTACATTATATATTTTCAATTTTTCGACTTTGGATTCCCCCAATTATTAACTTCACCACCGGCCACCGTAATTAAAGGTATTATACCAAGCGAAACATGGATTTAAAGAAGCCTACATTTGCCTCCATTTGCTTATAAGGACCCCATAAAATCCACCTCGATAATGCCCCCGCGGTGTAGGGGGATTTCCAGTTCTCGCGTCCTCCCCCTCCATGCCTGGCAATATAGGCCGCCCTTTTCTTTTCGTCCCCGTGGTCGATGTAGGTAGACCCACCGGCTTGGCCAAAATGTATTTTGCTTCCGTCCTTAAATGTAGCGAGGAAGCGCTTACCTTTGCGAGTCGATTGCGTGATGTTCATTATAATGTAGGGTAACATTATAATAATGGACCGAGAGGAGTATCAGCGGATATACCAACAATGCTGGCGCGCGGCTAACAAAGATTACATCGAGTGGTATAAGGAACAGAATCCACGGCCTAAACCTAAAAAAGCATATGTAGCAAAAGATGCCAAATACTATAAAGTCCCCTCCAAACCAAAGGAAGCGAAACCGCGTAAAGAGCGCACTAAACGTGTCCCACTGAGTAGCATCGAGCGAATCCGTCGCAGGATAGATTTGGAATTAGAAAAGATAGAGGCTAGGCGATCCGAGTGGCGCGCTCTTAATCAGCAAAATAATATACAGGACCCACCGGCTTTACTTCCCCAATCGACACTTTGAATCGACTCGCCTTGTTTTGCTGGGTCTTGGTCTCGCGGGTTTCCTTCTTGGGTGGAGGAGGTGGTTCCTCCTCAGATGACGATTCTTCATAAATAATCGTCTTCTTGGTCTTCTTCTTTTTCTTAACCACGATGACTTCCTCCTCGCTGCTCGAATCTTCCTCAACTGGCAAGGGGGTGGCCTTGCTCTTCTTGGGTGCTTTTTTGACCACCTCTACAACCTTGGAGGCTTTGACTTTCTTTGGCGGTGGGGGTGCCACCTCCTCCACTTCTGATACCTCATCTTCATCAGAGTCGGATTCTGGTGGCGGAGCGGCGGCCTTTGGTGGACCATTTAGTTTTTCCTTGACCATGGCGAGCACTGCTTTCTTGGTGGGGTCGATTACCTTGCTGCCTTGTTTAGCAGCTGCGGCGGCTTTCATTTTCTCGAATGCGGCAACCTGTGCTGGGGAACGGTCCTTTTTTGTCTTTGCTTTTGTCAATGACTCGGTGTCGTCGTGTGGGTCAGTGTCATCCATTGTATAAATGACACTGAGAAAATAAAACTGGCGTAATTAAACAACGCCCTAAATATCTAATCCCATAGTATAATGCCCCTTGACATCAGCGAAGTCCCCAACGACAAGTTTAAGGATATCAAGCCGGTGAAGGAGAAAATGAATAAATACATACCTGATATTGTAGAGGGAATATCGCGGCGCAATGGAATGATTTATTTGATGATTGGGTCGGGCGGCTCAGGTAAAACAAGTTTACTTCTGAATCAGTTTAGACGGGGTGGTGCGTATCACCGCAAGTTCCATCACCTCTACTTGTTCACACCGGCAATCAGTTTCCAAAGTGTCCAGCATCACCCGTTCGAGAAGCATGACAAAGTCATAAATGAATTGACACGCGATGGATTAGAAGACTTATATAAAGAACTTAAAGAGCGAAAAGAGGAGCATGACGATGAAGATGAGATGGAGTACAATTGTGTCATAATCGATGACATGGCGTCGTCGCTTAAAGAAAAAGACGTCCAGCGATTGTTGAACACGATGTTGATAAAGGCGCGCCACCTCAACACGTGCTTTATATTTACGCTCCAATCGTATTTGTATATGCCGAAGATGCTGCGAAAGCAAACGACATTCGCCACGATATTCAAACCCAAGAATCGAGAGGAGTGGAACTCAATAAATCAGGAGTTGCTCCAAATGAAAGAGGAAGATGCGAAGAACCTCTACGATTATGTATTTGATAAAGAATATGCTCACCTCGATATTGACACGATAGAGAATGCGATGTATCGCAATTTCAATCACTTGCTTATTACAAAGAATGGGGAAAAAGTATAAAATCTCGCACTATTATAACTATGGAGCACGTCGAATCACTTCAAATATACTTAAACAGCCGATATGCCACCGAGACCATCGACGGAAACACCGCTAACTGTATTTACTATTTGCCCGTCATCGAGATTCCCGATGGGCATCACATCTACCTCTCGCTCCAAAATGCCAGTATCCCGTACAGTTTCTACTCCATTACTAATGTCGATAACACATTTAGCTGGGGAGTTGTTGCTGGGCCGATTAACACATATTATGTTCAGCCTGGAAACTACAATATATCCCAGCTTATAGATATTATCCAGGCAGCAGTAGGTGGCGATTATACAGTTACGTACAGCAGCATAACCAGTAAAATATTGATAACACATGCTACAAGTAATTTTATAATATATGCAGCTACATTTAATCATATCATTGGTTTTAGCAAAACCAGCAACACGACCAGCTCATCGCAAATACTCTATGGAAGAGACTGTGTAAATCTGAATCAAATCCGCGCCATCAATGTAGAGGTCAATTTTCCTACTTACAATGTGAATGTAGCACAGCCTTATAATCAGAATATTTTAGCAACAATCCCGGTTTATGTGGCGCCGTTTAGCATAATCACTTATATTAACAACAACAATTTTAGAACCAACCTCTATGTTAATAAACTGGACCAAATCCAGATACGGCTTTTAGACAATGAGGCGAGGCTTATCGATATGAACGGTATACAATATCAGATGACGCTACAATTGGATTGCATCAAGTTTATCGAATAAACGAAGGGGCAACGCCCCTTCCGGCAACCCCAAAAAGGGAAGAGTCAAAGAGAAACCGTGGTTTCTTTTATTATTATAGATTATAATGATTGGCCATAAGCAAGTTTTAGGAAAAGCTATGATGGGTCATAAAATGCCGTTGGGGAAATCAATGATAGGTTCAAAGATTCCTTTGTTGATGCGTCCTGTGATGAAACAGGTCGAAGAGGCTTTGGTTAGAAAAGTTTCCGCGGGTTTAGAAAGAAATGTCCTCAAACGATAAACAGGGGGTCAAAGACCCCCTTGAACCCCCCATTTGAGTATGGGATTAAAAGGGAACAACCGTTCCCTTTAAAAACATTTAGACGATTTCCAAATGTTTTTATCTTTGGCAATATTATAAC